CTAATTTGATGCAAATATACTCTCTGTGCGCTTCAAATCAAACTCATCTTCCATATGATGGGCATACTTTTTATTGATCATTTCCATCGAACCGTGACCGAGGAAGTCTTTGATCATAGTTTGATTTTCTCTTGCTTGGTATAGAAGAGATGTGAAAGTATGCCTCAACGTATGCAACACTCTTTTTTCGTACCCAAGCAACTTCAATAGTTTAAGATACGAAACCCTTATCTCTTCATAGGTTCTTGTAAAGATGTAGTCATCCTTGCCGCCTCGCTCAATGGTTGACAGATGGTCTCTTAGCGGTTTCATTATGCCTATGTACCGATCTTTACCATTCTTCGGAGGGTTCTCATATAGTCTCTGAACCTTGGTTCTTTCAATGTGAATCCTTGCGTCTCCGACGTCCTTCCACTTTAAGCCAATAATCTCGTTTGGTCTCGCACCGATGAATAACGCAAAGTGTAGGTATGTCTTTAACTCCCCCTCTGATCGATCAAGAAGCGTTTTAATCTGAACGAGGTTAAACACCTTGTACTCTTTGTTTTGAACTTTCGGTCTTCTAGCAAGCGTAACAGGGTTTTGAACGATAATCCCCATACGAATTGCGTCATTGAAAGCTTGGCTGATCGGGGACAAGTACAAGCTTATGCTCGCAGATTCCAGCCCATCAACCTTTAAAGCCTTGACATATTTTTCAATGTCAATAATTGTAACATCCTCAACGTTCACGTCTCCCATTATTTTATTGAACTTGTTTACCGCATATTGGTATGTTACCCACGTGCTACGCTTCTTTTCCTCTTTCGCTTGTGCAATAACCGAGAGTGTAAACTCTGATAGCTTATACTTTCGAGCCTCTATACCGTATTTGATCTTTCGTTCAATTTCAGGCACGATATGCTTTCGAGCATAAGCCATATTCACTTTTGTGCTTGGGAGGTTGAGCGACTTCCTAACTCTCTTCCCGACATGATCGTAATACTCAGCGTAAATCTTCTCGCCATCCTTGCTAGGACGCGAGTATAGTTTTACTTCTGCCATTTAATGCCTCCTCTTCGAGTAGGGCATCTCTAAACCACATGACAATTTTATCAGATTTTTTGTAGAAATGTTTCCCCTCAATATAAAATCCGTTGTAACGCCTTTGCTTCATCGCGTCTCCGCTTATACCGATTAGATTTCCTGCCTCAAAATCTCCCTTGATCTCAACTGGATAAATTTTCCTTTGAATCGCAGTTCCAAGGACGACCATCAAGCGATCTGCCACCTTTTCCGCGAGCTGGTCAACATCAACTTCTATGTACATCATCTTCTCCTTTTAGACAACTGCGTTCTCTTTTTGTGAAGTCTAAGCGTTGATATTTATCATATCCCTTTAATTCCATTTTTGTTTTTGCTTCTTCTTCTGTCAAGTAATCAGTAAATAAATTCCACCCCAAATTATTTTCATAATAAGCATATCCATACTCATAAACTGGCTCGTAAGGCTTGTATTGATCTAAGAAGTCGGATTCTGTTAAAACGTGTCTATCACGCCATTTTTTTGTATCGCTTAAAAACTCATACCAAATTGTATTTTCATGTCCTGATTTTTCATATTCTTCAACGCATACTCTTACTAAATCAATAACCTCTACAACCGCACCGCTTTCTTTGTGTTGCCATTTACTGCTTACTTCGATATTCATCAAAACTCCTTCCTCTTATATTCCATGAATGCACAACCAAATAAAACGCTTAATGCAATAACCGCAAAAAGTAAAAATATGTAAGCTCCTCGGCTTTCCTCACTCCAAGATGGCAACTCTCCCCACCACAAAATATCCCATCGTATAAATGCCCCAATAAGATATTGGTTCATTAAACCTATCAGCACAAATATGGCGTAGTGCCTCAATGTTGTACTCATCAAAACTCCTTTCCGTGCTTTATTTCTCGTTGCGCGTTGTATGCCATCTTAAAAGCGAGTTGGGCATCAAGATCGATTCCAAGCTCTCCAGCTAAATCAAAAATTCGATAAGCGGCATCAATAAGCTCATCGGCGAAGCTGTCTTTTTTGCCGACACCATATCCGTCTGCCGTGTAGTCGCCTTTTCTCATCGCCTCTAACGCCTCGCCGAGTTCGCTTTGGATGAGCGCAATTTTTTGGGCGATGAAAGCGTCTTTGGTTGCTTTAACGATTGCACATTCCGTACTCCCAATATATTCAAGCGCATGGTCTTCCAAGCTTGATACCGCATTATCCATACTATCCCAAAAACCTTTTGCCCTAACACCTTTATTGATCTCTTTTGCTAACTCGTTTAACATTTTGTGTCCTTATGATTTATTTTTATTGTCTTGGCAAATCTGATGTGCTTCTGCCCACGCAGTATTAAATGTGCCATCAAACCAATCAACTCGAAATTCTTCTTGCACCCCAGTCTGTGACTGCCTAATTTGTATAGCGCATACCGTCATGATAGGTTCAAAATCTTTTTGCCCAACTGGCTTAACTTTATCCCCAAGCTGGAATGATGTGCAATATCCAATTAGCATGTCATCTCCTCCTCAATCAATTTTCTTCCGCATCTTGGGCAGAAGTTAATGCCGTTTTCTTTCGGAGTTCCATCTAGCACAACCCAGTTTATTCCGCATTCGCCTTTCCACATATCGCCGTCATTCCATTCTACGTAAGACCATATGCAAGTTTCAGGCTTTTGCGTTTCAGGGTTTTTTGTGCTCTTTTGGTTTTTTATGTGTTCCAAAATAGCTTTTATGATTACTTCCTTGATAGAAAATTTGTAATTTTTAGCTATTCGGCAAAGATCGGAAATACTTTTTTGTTTTAATTGCGTTTCTGTCATGCGTTCTCCTTTGACATTTTGTAATCGCTATAAATGCTCGGCTCAACGCCCATCGGTCGCTTGATCGCTTCTTCTACGCATTGTTTTAATAGCTTAATCTCTTCATTTTTGGCGTCAATATCTGCTATGGCTTCGCCGATAATAGGCGCGAAAGAAACCAACCCTTTTTCTGTCATAAATACTTTGTCTTTAAGTTTTTCCAATATTTCTTTTGCTTTACTCATTTGCATCCTTCATTTTTTATTTTATGCATTTGTACTGTCTCGGATACCCAGATTTACTAAATCCCATTTTTTTAAGATGGTACAAAACGCATAATTTAGGTCAGACGCAAAAACCTTAGCTCTGGTATGAAAGTCATCAATCACTTCCCATGCCATCTATATCTCCTCCCTCTACAAAAGGGCTGACTGGCTCAACCACTTCAATCTCTAGCTCCTGAGGGGCATAGACTTCTTTTTCAATTGCCTTGTTTTTACAGCAAGGGCATTCCTTATAGTACGATGGGAACTTCGCTTCACATTTTGGGCATTTCATAAGCACTCCTCTATGGTTTCTTTTATCTCTTGAACTTCTTTGATCGCCTTTTCTATCTCTTCTTCACTCATGCCTTGCTTTATCAGCTCGACTAAGCAAGAGACGCTGAAATGAGTCAAAATTAGCGCGTCTTTTATCTGGGTTAGTTCTTGCTTTACTGTCATGTTACTTCTTTCTTGATCTAAGCCATTGACCGTCACCCCGTTAACTCTTGTGACCGATGATCTGCGCGCAGTATTCGTCAATGGCTTTAATGATTTGATGGCACGCGCAAAACCTTTTTTTCTCTAGTAGGTGCTAATATGTTGAATGCCTAATGCCATCAAAAGCTCTCCGTGAGAACACGCACAAAACCTTTACTAAAGACAAACACTCATTTGTTGAATGTGTCGTGCTCTCATCTAAAAGCTCTTAAAACGCATAGGCGGTCGGACTCGAACCGACAATCCTACCTCTTATCTGCACCATGCAACGGCAAAGCCGTATGAGAATCGAACTCATTAGTTACCATAACCTATGCGTTTATTTACATTTGGTAGCCACGGGACTCTCGCCCGTGGACGTTGCTTAGCTTCAAGGGTTGGCAATCCCCAAGTGCTTATGAGTTTGTCGCTTAAGGTTTCCATCAAAGGCAACTGCTTGCGTCTATCTTCCGCCACTACCGTTATTATAAAGCTCTTAAATACCACATAGTTGGGAGAATCGAACTCCCGTGTTTTCATCTTACTTACGGCGCGCCCGTAAACATTTACCATAAACTATGTGGCGTCTAAAAGCTCTTAAAAAGTGAGTAGTAGCGGGGAGAATCGAACTCCCATTACTTGATCTTATCTTTGACGTAGCTACCGTTACCATAAACTACTACTCACCATTTAAAAGCTTGGTGGGTCGAAAGGGTTTTGAACCCCCGACCGTTCCGTTATGAGCGGAATGCTCTGCCAACTGAGCTATCGACCCATTTTAAACTTATATTTTCTTACGCATATTGTCTCTAACCTCATACCCAACTATGAAGAAAATTACCGCAATAGCTATATTTAAAAGCATGTAAACTCCTTATTTGGGTATGAGGGTTATGGAGGGGATATTTTTCATAATTTCGTCGGCACTCTGTTCCGTCTCATAATTAAAAATTCCGATGAGGCTGTAGTTTATAACTGGGTATCGATCTGACTGGTACGTTTTTTTTGCCCCCAATTCAAGGATTATTTTTCTCTCGTGAAAATCTGGGTAGCACGTTCTGGCAACTTCGACGTGACGCTTTCTTCGCTTATCAAACTCTTCCACATTAACTGTCTTTGGGAGAACTTGTTTGATACCAAGGACTATCATAATGTCGTTGAGCAGATAGAACGCCTTGGTGGATTTCCCTCCGCTTTTATGTGTATAGAGAGTGAAGACGGCTGTTTTCCCGTCTTCGTCTTCTTCAAATAAAAATCGAATACCACTTGACCCATTTGCCGAAACAACGTATTTCGCCAGTTTGATAGTGCCAACATAAACCCCTGAGTTTATAATCGCATTTTTTAAAAATCCATCTGTGACTCTTACTGAGTCGGGGTTTGCCGTAAAAATCATCTTAGTCCTTTTTGGTTTTAAAACGGAATTTCGTCTTCACTGATGTCGATTGGTGGTGTTCCTGTTCCGTAACCGTTATGAGATTGTGATTGCCCATAGCTTTGTGCGGTAGGAGCATAACCATACGCCTGTGCGCCAGAATTACTTACTGGCACTGAGATGTCTTTGTATCGATCTTGAAGAGAGTAAACTCTCGTTGGCTCCGTAGCTTTGTCTAAAATCTCGCTCGCACTAAGTAGCGATACCGCGTCAAAAAAGTGTTTGATATTGGCTCTATTCCCAATGTCGCCATTTTGCTTTACATACTCTTCGCGTTGGAAGATGATGGCAATGTCGCCGCATAGGTCAGGGTAGACGATACCTTGTTTATCGATTTTCTTTCCCTGCGCTTGGTCGTACTCTTTAACCGTCATTTCAACTGGGATAGCTTGTTTTTTTCGTAGGCACGTCATTAACGCCAAAACAAGGTCGTAACCGAAGATAGTATTCCCCTGCTTGACCGTCCAAAGTGTGCTCGTTGCGTTCCCGAGTGGGCATTCGAATGTAAACTCAACCCCCTCCGTTTTTGAGCTTGAAAAAACTTGCTTTGCTTGCGTGATTCTACCTACGAAAAGACCGCTGTGTGGGATAAGGGAATAGGCATCATCCGCGCTTCTTGCTTTTTGTGGGTCTAGGTTGTACTTCATATTTTTCCTTTTTGTGAATAAAATTTTGTTTTCCAATTTTGCATGAATTTTTCATGCTCATCGGTTTCTTGCGTTTGATCTTTTTCATACTTTTTAAGAATGCCTTGAAGCCACGTTGTGTTTTCTGTGGCTTCTTTTGGAGTTTTTATGAGCCCTCTAAACGCTTTTTCGTTTTTGAAAGCCGTCAAAGAAGTCAGAAAAATCAACAACCACACACATATCATCTTTCCCTCCATCCCCAAGTGCTTTCAGCAACTTGTCGCGCTCCGTTGCTACTTCTGCTAGATCGTGCATCAACGCGGTATTTCTAAGGGTCAATCTTCTACATGTAGAGATCAAATCCTTAACATAGCCAACTTCAACGCATACGGTTCCAAGCCCGTCGAACTTCCCTTTGACAAGGCTTTCTTCATCAATTTCAAGTGTCATTTTGCTCATGCCACTTCTCCTTTAAATTCTTCAATCGCTCCCTTTAGAGCGTCCTCGTCCGCCAAGAAAATTTCCATTTTTTCATCAGCCCCTTTCCCTTTTATGCCGAACTTGATCGCAAAATCTCTAATAGCAGGAGACGGCAACCCTAGCGCGATAGCTTTTTCTTTAAAACGATCGATCGTTGTCAACGGAGGCTTTTCTGCTTTTTTTTGTTTTGGCATATCTTCAACTTCGCTTTCGTCCAAAATACCAAGACCGCAAATAGATAGCGTCACGCGTCGTTTTGCTTTTGTTTCTGCTTTCATTAAAGCGTTTGCCAACTCTGCCCCTTTTAAACCAAGAATACTTACCGCACCCGTTGATGTATCTACCCTGCCTGTATTGTCGGTGGCTTTAGCTTCGACGATAAAAATATCTCCGATTTGATTTTTTGAGATAATTTCTATGCTAACGCCATAGATTTTTCTCATCTGATCGGTCGCGTCACGTCTTGCGTAAAGCTTCAATGCCCCGTTGAGCTGAATATACTCAAAGGGCTTCGTGAGGGGGTTTAACCCAACACTTTTGCATACTGCGCCATAGTAATCTACGCGCTCATCTGTAGAGAGCTTTGATAAATCTCCCTCGATAAGAGCCATTTCATACTTATTTTTTTCAACTGTCGGCACTTTTTTTTGTTCCGTGACATCAATAACTTCGGTTCCCATATTTATCCTTTCACTCTAAAATAAGTGGACGCATCAACTTTTTCAAATTTAGCGTACACGTCTGGGTATTCTTTTTTAAAACCGTCTTTGTCAAACGATTTTTTCTCATTTTTGTAATAGGTCGCGTAGCCTATAACCTCTTTTGTTCCATTTTTTTCTAATGTATCTTTGATGAGGTTTCCTGCTAACTCTTTTCGTGCTTTCGCCTCATCTTCCGCTTTTTTCGCTTCGTTGTAATCCCTTACAAACTGTTTTAATGCGTCTGAGTTTTCAATATCATCAATCTCTTTGGCATCGGAATCTTTTTCAGGAGCTGTGTCTGATGGTTTGCTTCCATGCTCACAATAGCCATCGCATTGCTCAAATGGGTCAAACTCAACATCATCTACGCCAAAACCGTTTTTGATATGGGAATAAACGAATACTGCCTTGTTGACCAAAGAGTTCATAATCGCTGTATTTTCAGGGGTTGTCAAATCTACGTCGAAGCATTTATACTCGCCTGTGTCACGGTTCAAGTAAACAAACTTGGCACTTTTAAAACCGCCCATGTATCGATAGGAAAGAGCTTGTTGTAAGTGTTCTATTTTTGGCTCTAAAATCTTGTTGAATTCCCATGTGGAAACCGTTTTAAGCTCAAAAAGCTGTTTAGTTTTTTTGATGTGCCCATCAATATGCCCCGTAAAATACTCGCACTCATACTCTTTCTCGCGATCAACGACGCGCATGCCCTCTTTTTTTTCAAAATAAGGGATAAATCCGCCATGGATAATTGTTCCCATCATAGCCTGAGATGAATCGCTACCTCCAACTTCTTCTGCCGTTGCGTATTCAACCAAACATTTTCGGCATCGGTGCATACCTGATGCTCTCAATTTCCTTTTCAGCTCCACCATTATGCGACTCCTTTTAGAACGTATTGAGGGAAGTCATACTCGGGGAAAAGACTTTTTTGAGTAGGATTTTCTTCGACAAAAATAGGTTTTTCGCTTGCATTTTTTGGAAGCAAATCGCGTTTTGCTTCCGTAATGATCTTTTTGGCTTCATTCAACATCACTCTTATGCGTTTAGCTGATGCTTTTGTGCGTTTTCCGCCAATAGTTGCTGAAATTTCTTCGCCTTTGATCTTTTCCGTAAGTTCTAAGAACTTTTTATAGTTTTCCACTACATCTCCTTTACTTTTTGGTAAGTGCTTAATGATGGGCGCATCACAACGCCCACGTTTAAATACTTGTTTTTAAACCTCTTTTGATGTCCTTTCCAACTCTATACCATGTGCCGTATACCGCATAAAGGCGTTTTGCCTTAGCCATTAGAATTTTCATTTGTTTCCTCTTTTAATTCTCCGTTTTCAAACCAATAAAACGTATCCGGCTTAATCGTAATGCCTTTAATTTTTTTGCCTAATTTGGCAGAATAAATATTATGCATGTACATCTCATTGTCTTTATCTAACCGCCAATCAACAATTACAATAGCCCCATTTGTTGCTTTTGCCTTTGCCTTAAATCCTAAGGCGCAAGCTACGCCATCTTTTCCCGTGTTGGTCGCCGCGCTTCGGTATCCCGTGTTGGACTCTGTTTTTGTGCTAGTTATTTTTGTCAAAACAAACTCGACATGCGCTTTTACTAAACCAGATATTCCAATTTTTTCTCCAACGCGTAAATAATTTGTTACCGATTTATCATTATCCGTCTCTGTTTTTCCCAACGACTCAACTTCTGCAAATTGATTGCCACCTGTTGGAGGGTAATAACCAAAAACATCGAGTGGACTTTCACAAAAATGTAGCCCTCTATTGCACAAAGAAGGCGTTACATCCTCCTTAAACTCTTGGTTTTCCGCATATTGGAAACCACGGCATTTCATATCTTTGTCAAAACCCTTATAGCCTTTCATCCTAACTCCTTAAATGAATTTGTAATATTTTTTAGTGTCGCTATAAAACCCTGCCATATCGCAAGAATTTAAACCTTTTACTTTAACGGCGCGCTTGGAAATAGTTAGAACATTGTTAAAAACGCCCCTAACGGTGCATTGAAGTCTAAACTCTTTCCCTTTAGCCCATTTTGGGGCTACGGTCACGGTTTTTCTCATTTTAATTTTCCTCTTAAAATAAATTTTATAAGGCGCACGTCTGTAAGATGCGCCCGTAAAATCTACTCCCAGACTTCTTCTTCAAATTCTTCAACGAAGTTTTTGAATTCTTCTTTGAGCTCATAAAACTCATCGCTATAGGCTTTGTACTGCCCAATTTGAATAGCTTTGTGAAAGTCGAAAGGGTTAGGCGCGCCGAATTCTTCGATGGCGTCCTCGATGTACCCGTAATTATCGACTGCCCATTCGCGCAATGTCCAATAGTATGGGCTTACTCTCGAATCTGCTAATTCGGATATTCTGTCTCCGATATAGTTACCGTCTTCATCGTCAAGATAGGCGACAAGCTCGTCACGACTCTCAAAGTCAAGACCGTCTAGTAGATCACCCAAATCGCTTTTGTCTAAAAAATAACCGTTGTACTCAAAATTCGAGACCATTTTTCCTATATCTAGCATGACTAACTCCTCTTAAAAATTTTATGGAACGTGCCAAGGCGACACGCTCTAAAAATCTTTTATTTATAAAGCCTGAGACTGTTATATAGCTTTTTAGCGGCATCGCTAAAAACTAAGTTTGGACTCTCGAAAACAGTTTCTCCGTGTTTATCTATATGCCTAACTTGTGCATATCTATAATTTAAGCTTATAATTACTACTCCGCCGTCTTTTGCCTTTGCTTCTCTGACTTTTGTTCTCATCTCGCGCCCTTTTATTTGTTTTTCCAATCTTTTGTGCAACGGCTTGAAATATAAGCGGCGCAATAATAAGAGGAGGCTATTCGATATTCTTTTAACATTTTAAGAGCCTCTTTGTATGTCTCAAACTCGTCCAATGTTTCGACAATTCCAGCCTCTTTGATGTTTATGTACATCATGTTGTCTCCTTTAAAATAAGTTTTGTTAAACGCTACTCATAGCACTTAGCAAAAGTAAAAAGTAGGAATGGTATAAGCTCTTTTCGGCTTATGTTCTCTCATGTGGCGCATATTACTTGTTTTATAGTCCTCGCGCTTGCAAAAGGTCGGACTTGAACGTATCGTGTTCATCTCCCTAACTCGGGAGGCGGTCAATCTGTTTGACTGAGAGAATTATTGCATATTGTATATAAAAGTAAACTTAAAAAAAGATAGACATAATGCAATGTTTTCCTATAAAACTATTTAAGCAGGTACAAATAAGGAACGGTTACTATATATAGATATATAAGAGAGGAGCATAAGCAATAAAAGAGTTATAGATATATGTATAGTGTAATAGTTATTGTTTATATGTTATATAATTGTTAAGCTGTTCATAGATAAATAGTAGTTATTGATAATATTTATTGAATGATAGTTGGTTGTTTGGATTATTTTAGATTGTTGCGAATGTTATTAAATAGATTAATTAATCAGTCAATTAATTAAAATGTTACTAAAGTTGGTTAAATAGGGAGGGGGAGAGTCCAATCGAGAGAGATTTTGCGTGCAATAAAAGGTATTTTCCCTTTAAAGCCTCGATAATTAGATCATAGTTTGCGTACAATCAAAGGTTAATAAAGCCTTTAATGAGTGTTGTATTAATATACAATTATTGCACAAAAGCCCATATATACGATGTTTCCAATATGTTTTAACAGTATTGTGCCAATAATTGTGCCAAGAGGAAAGATGATGGCGTGCGGTTGTTAGATCAGGACGTGGGCAAGCCTTAAAATATGTGACCCTCCCCACCCCCTAAAATATACGCGTGAAAAGAGATATGCCCCTCTCCCAGAAATTTTTTTTATTTATACTCTCCCCCATTAAGAACAATAGATACTCAATAAACCATAGCGCAAACGAACGCTATGGGGGTAAATTTCAACGAAATGGTATCAGGCAATACTCGGAGTAGGGTAAGACTATTTCTCGTTATTTTTGAAGTATTTGAAGAAGAACCAACCGTTTGCTAAAATTACAGGGATAAGACCAAAAAGAACCATTCCTTTTTTAAAATTGTGCCATGAAGCATCAGCCCAAAGCGAATATACAACAAGTAGCCAGACAACACTTCCTGTTATTAACAACACCATGTTAGATTTTACAAAAAAGTTATTTTTTTCTTTGTTCACAATCTTTTCCCTCGTTTTATAGAGTGCCATATCAATTCCTATAAGACTTCCAAAAAATACCGCACTAAAAAATACTACCTGTAAAAGGTCAAGCAAGTCGCTTTCCCAATGTTGTCTGTTACTTGATGAGAATAGCCCCAAAACGTAGATGACAGACAACCCACCCGCTAAAATTGCAAAACAAAACAGGAATGTTTTTCTCCTAGATTCCATCATTTCCTCATCAACATAGGGCTACCAATCTTAACAATCGCTACGACTTTGCCGACAATATCCCATTCGCCCTCTAAGGCTTTTTCCACAGGGTAGATTTGGTTGTCTGAAATAAGGAGGCAAGAGCCGTCAGCTTGAAAGGCACAGCGTTTGATATGGACGTTCTGACCGTGTGTGATGAGATATACGCCATTGACAGGGATAACATCGCTTCCGTTTCTAAGCTGAATAATAGCCCAATCATTCTCATCAAGGTATGGAGCCATACTATCGCCAACGATTCTGATAGAGGCTATTCTTTTCTTATTAACGCCCATAGGTAGCATATCCATATCAAGGAACATACTCTCATTTGACATTTCTAAATGATCTAATAATCCGCTTGCTCCGCATCCAGCTAGTCCGTAAATCTTTGGAACCCTAATTGTGTTTGGTTCAATCTTAGATAGAGGAGTTTTTATGGTGCAAGAAGTATCGCCACCCAGTAGGTAATTGGCATCTACACCTAAAACATTGGCAATATTGGATATTTCTGAGGAACTGGGTGTTCTTCTTCCCCCCACCCAACAAGCAACAGCACTTTGGCTTTTTCCTACAAGCTTTGAAAATTTATATTGTGTCAATCCTGATTTTTTAATAGCTTCTTTTAATCGTTCTCCAAACATAGATAACTCCTTTACTAAACAGAATTATATACAAATCGTCATAAAAACAAAAGATTTTATAATTGTCACTATTTATTAATTTATATTTTATGTACATCCTGCAATAATTATGAACATGAAAACACGAAAAGAAATTCAGGCAGTCCTTTTGGACTTGGGTTACGGTCTACAAATGGCGAATGCGATTATGGCAAACCGTAGGGGAATCAGTTTTGAGGCACTCTGTACGCTTGAAGAGCGTTATGGCGTGACCGCTTTAAGATTTAAGATGATGGTTGATGCTTTACCGAAGCATGAAAGAAGAAAGCGCAATGTTAAACAATAGTCAGATCGCTTATGTCAGAGCCCACCTGATCGACAATGGGCAAATTGGTAGAAATCACTGCTTGTCAAAGTACATATCACGACTTGGTTCGATCATTCACAGATTGAGAAATAGGGGGATGAATATTGTGGGTGGATATGAAGAAGTTGGGAACGGCAGAGATTACGTTTACAGACTGATCAAAGCCGAACCCGAAGTTAGTCAGGGAAATTTTACCAAAATTCTTGACTCATTTCAAGGGGTTGTCGCATGAACATGTATGACATCTTCGCACAAGACAAAAATATTCTTATTTACCGACCAGAATTTACAAAGGTCACTGGCAGTGTCACATCGGCTATCTTACTACAGCAGATCATTTACCGACTCCAAGATGCCGAGAGCTTCTATAAGTTCAAAGAGCCGTGCAAACATGCTCTATACAAAGAGGGCGATAGCTGGATTGAAGAGCTTGGATTTACGATCAAAGAGTTTACGAATGCGCTTGACAAACTTAAAGGATTAGGGCTTGTCACAACAAAGATAACGATGGAGAGAGTGACTTACTATAGCCTTGACAGAGACGTTTTTAACACTCTTTTTTCTGAAATTTACCTAAAGGACGAAACGGCAGATACGAAAAGTACAAAAGGGAAGATAGTAAATGCCCAAAGGGAAGATACGAAAATGCCCAAAGGGGATTTAGATATAAGTAAAAATCTTTTGACAGAGAATACTTCAGAGAATACTAAAGAAAGAATATCTAAAGATATTCCAAAGAAAGAGACTCCTGATCTACCAGATTGGCTCGACCTAGAAGCTTGGGGCAAATGGGTTAAACACCGCAAAGAAATCAAAAAACCTCTAACGCCGACTGCCATTGAACAGCAACTTAAAATTTTAGAAGATAACCGATACGACCAAGTTGAAATTATTGAGCAATCAATCAACAACGGATACCAAGGCTTATTCCCGATTAAGCGTTACTCGCAACGAGAGAAAAAGCTCACTCTTCCTAGCGAATATGAAGCACAGCTCCATCAAAAATTTTTTGATAGCGTTGGGAACGGTTCGGTAAGTTCATCAGATTACATCGAAGGAGAGGTGCTATGAGCTACGAAGATGACTATATTGCCACGTATTTAAAGCTTGATGTTAGAAATCCTCTTGTTCTTAGAGACCTCATTGAAATTAGACAAAAGGACGACTTTATTGCTTTTATGAAGGCAAACGTCAAAAACATAGAGCTTGATTATTTGAATCCTCTTCAAAAGCTAAACAAACTTTGTGAGCTCTTCTACAGAGACTTAAACAGAGGACGCTTTAACGACGCACATCAAAAGGCGTGGGAGCTTGCAGAAAAGTTTAGAAATATAAAGCCAACCCTTAGGGAGACGGTAAAAGAGTTTAAAGACTTATCTGTTTCAAATATCCAAAATGCTGAGACTAAAGAGATGTATTTTTCTGGTTTTGAAATATCAAGCCTCAGCCAAATCGGAAGCGTTAGAAAACTAATCAGCATAGACGACAGTCACAATTTAGAGGAAGAAATTGAAAAAGTTTTTAACTTAGCCGTTGAACGCTCAATTAAAGGGCTTGGGCTAAAAAAAGAAGAGCCAAACAATTCAAGAGTCCTTGGATTGGCAAATATGTCTGTGAGGAAAATGTAATGACCATACACAACTTTAACACGGACAAAAAGAAAAAGCTTTCTGTTTATTTTACAAAGTTTTTGGAAGATAAAACCTATATCAAGGTCAACGGTCACATATGTTTATCTTTCACGCCAGACGAGGCTAGATCGGTGCTTAAAAAGGCAATGAGAGTGGCGCACGGTAAAAAAGACATTAAAGAGTTTTTAGCTTGCATTAAGGAGTATGAATGCGTTCTGTAAGAAACAAAAAGAAACAGGATATAGAAATAAAAAAAGATCGATACCAGATCATTTGCCACAGTTGCGGTCGTAAATGGAGCGGCAATGAAAAAAACGGTTGTGCATGCGGTAATAACCACGTTCTCGTAAATGACAACGACAAGCTTACGAGCAGGTACCTAGATGAAGTATAACAACAAAAAAGTCTCAGCCGATGGATATACCTTTGATTCAACCAAAGAATTTAATCGCTACTACGAGCTAAAACTTTTACAGCGCGCAGGAAAGATCAGCGAGCTTGAAGTGCATCCAAAATTTGAACTACAGCCAAAGTTTAGAGACCAAAGCGGTGTAGCGCATAGAGCAATTACCTACAGTGGAGATTTCGGTTACAACGAAAATGGTGTACACGTCGTCGAAGATGTAAAGTCTGAGATGACACGAAAGCTCGCACAGTACAGAGACAAGAAAAAAATATTTCTCTTTAAATTCCCACACATACTTTTTAAAGAAGTCCTATGAAGTTAAGTGTAGCGGATAAAAAGCGCGTTCAAGAAAGCGTCATCAAGGACTATGCTAAAGACCTATTCATCAAAAGTGATGTCACTCTTGAAGCTTTAACGCAACACATCAACAGCGAGTATGATCGAAGATATTCTGAAACACTTTTAAACAAGTGGTGTTTAGAGGGATTCTGGGACGACAAGCGCGAAGAGTTTAAAAAAAAGGAAGCAAAACTTAAAGAAAAAACGAAGCAGTATGACCTTAAAAAGGAGATGGACGACAAAGACTACGAAAAAATAACCGAGTTAACGGAAATTTTGGAGGCTAAATTTCGTGTCAATCCAAATGCTAAAGACCTTGTTGCGGTTATTACGGGGATGAAGTACGCGCGTGAGCTTAGAACGAGTGCCCTAGTGGATGAAAAACACAATGAAATCTCAGTTATCCTAGCCCAATACAATCAAACCGTTATCAACCAAGCTCTCGTCCCTACCAAACTCAAAGAAGCAGGGGAAGAAATTGTCATTGATCTTACTACGGAGATAGCAAATGCCAGCCGTAGTAACTAAATCTGAGATGCAACAGTTCATAGCCCTGTGCCAAAAACTTGAAACATTCGTTTTGCATGTCATAAGGGCTACGCCATCAGATCAGCAGATGGATATTATCAGGGCAATTGATGCAGGTGCAAAGCGTATCGCAGTAAAGTCAGGTCATGGGGTCGGTAAATCGGCACTTCTATCGTGGATTTCCCTGTGGGTTGGCGTGAGCAAGTATGATGCAAAGATTCCTATTACCGCGCCATCGGCTCCACAGTTACTCTCTACTCTTATGCCAGAAATTAAGAAATGGAAAACATCTCTTCCTCTTGTATTACAGGACAGCATTGACATCAAAACGGATACCGCACACTTTAAGAACGGAAATGAGCTTGTTATGCGTACCGCTCGCAAGGAAAGCCCAGAGGCGTTGCAGGGGTATCACGCTACCAATTTGTACTTTCTTGTTGATGAAGGCTCTGGTGTCCCTGATAATATCTTTGAGGTTGTTGAGGGCGCGCTTACGGGAGAGCACAACGTCATCATTATGGTCGGTAACCCTACTAGAACCAGTGGTTATTTTTACAATGCGTTTCATAAAAACAAAGATATGTGGAAAACGTTTACGCTCAATGCGGAAGTGAGCTCCAATGTAAGCAAAGACATCATTGAACTTCGACGTAAACAGTACGGCACAGACTCTGACGTTTATCGCGTGCGTGTTCTCGGAGAATTCCCACGCGCTTCAAGTGATGCACTATTTAGTGTTGAACTTTTAGATGAGGCGACAAAAAGAGAAGAGTATGCGGACGATGGCGACGAGATATGGGGCTTGGACGTCGCGTGGTATGGCGATGACAAAAGCTGTTTGGCTAAACGTAAAGGGTATTTTTTAAGACAGCTTGAAACGCGCGAGAAGCAGAGCACCCTTGAAACGGCAAGCTGGGTAATTAGCGAATATCACAAGGCTCTCATCAAGCCGGTAGCTATTTTTGTGGATAACAACGGTGTTGGCGCAGGCGTTTATGACCAACTCATTCAAGCAGGTCTTCCCATCTTTGATGGTAACTCTTCAAGGTCAAGTGCTGAGTTTGGTTTGGCAAACAAGCGCATTGAGATGTACCAACGACTTTCAAAAAAATTGACCAACATGAAAATTCCTAATGACGATGAGCTTATTGGAGAATTGTCGGCAGTTCGATACATCATCAGCGAAAAGGGTCTTTTGATGTTGGAGCCAAAATCTGAAACGAAAAAAAGACTTGGTAGGTCTCCCGATAAAAGTGATGCGGTTGCGCTGACATTCTACGAGGATATTTACGTTTCAGATGCACAGGAGGATAGGCACAGTAAGCGCATGGAAAAAGCAGACGACCATCGTAACGAGATTGGCGAGATTGGTGTCGCATGGTAAGAGATACATGGGAGCGTGATCGGGAAATAAACGCTGATATGTTGGTCGAATTGTGCGGCGGAAATATGTTTAACACTATTGCTATGGCAAAGAAATACAATGGAATGACTGTTCATGTATCACTAAAAACGCTCGAACGAATGGCGGTAAAAAGATTGTCGGCAGTCGGGTGGAGCATTGAAGCTATTGCTAGTTCTTTGGACATTACCAAAGCAAGAGTGAGACGAATAATGATAAAGGAGGTAGAGCGTGAATAAAAATCAAGAGCAGATATTGGCGTTAAAGAGTAGCGCAATCAACGGGTATGACAAGCATTTATCCCAGTTTTTAGAACTTGAAAAAGGGTACATGGCGTTTCTTGGGGAAGATGTTATCAAGAGCCTAAGGAAAAGAGGCAAGTCGTTTGTCCCTACACAGATCATCAGGGCAAAGGTAAGGAAGATAGAGCGAGACATCATGAAAACCTATTTTGCCACAGATGATCTTGGGAGCGTGGAAATAGATGGGGACGATAAGCTTTCGGCATTGATGCAAAAGAAGCTTGGAGAGTATGCTTCTTTAAAGGCTAGTTTGTACTCCATTATGCGCCCACTTGTACGTGATGCACTTGTGTACGGAACTACGGTTATGAAAGTGTATTGGAGTTCTAAAAAGAATAGGGTTATTATCCAGCCAAGAAGCTTGTCTGAGATTTGCATTGACCCGTACGCTCGAAACCATTTCGATGCCAAGTTTATGGTTGATCGTTTTTTTATGACCGTCGCTGACATAAAGTCTTCGTTCAAAAAAGCAAAGAAAATGGACTTAAGCAATGCCGTTGGGGCAACATCTTCTAACAATAATGTCGTGAACAACCAAGAGCAAACGTTGAATGATTATGCACGCGTTGAAGTCGTAGAGGTGTATAGAATTATCGATGATTGTTGGTACGTATCTACGCTCGTTGGAAATGAATTTTTACGCACCGATGAAAAGTTAAACGACGGTAACCCTATTTTCTTTGGGATAATTTTCCCTCAGTTTGTTGGGCTTAAAGAGTATAACGCAATACGATCATACGGCGATAGTTACATTGCTCCAATGATACCCATTCAAACGCAATACATCGTTTCAAGAAATCAGCAGATGGACGCGATCGATCTACAATTAAACCCACGTTTTTTGAGTACAAGAAATTCTGGTTTGCGTGACGATGATCTTGGCTCCAATAAAAAGAAGATTGTCGTAAGTAGTTTGGACGCCATAAAAGAACTTCCAGCTCCAAACATCAATCAGTCAATTTTTGATACCAACAAAATGGATGAAGAGCTTCAAGAAGTTGGAGGACTTCCAAAATTTGCGCAAGGTATCGCTACCAGTGCTACACCAAATTCAGCTACTGGTACAACGCTTCTTTCAGAAAATGGAAACACTACGGTTGATGACATCATTACTTCGCTAAACGAAAATCTTATGCAACCCGTATTCACGCGCATTTTAAAACTGATCTACCGTTATGAGGTTTCCATAGATTTTGCAGGGTATGAACGGGAAAAGGACATCGTGAAAGCAGTTAAGATCAACGCTGGCATAGGGGCTATGACAAGGGAAACGCGCCTCAATAATCTTGATAATGCCATCTTGTCTTTAAGCAATAGCGTAAAACTTTATCTCGATGGAGGTATGCAACAAAAGGCATTAGAATACATAGCGGTACTCGATGAGCTGACTATCGAAAAAGCCAAACTACTTGGCGTAAAAAACATAGAGGAGAAAATGAAAAATGCAGGGGCTACAATCGGACAGCAGTCAATACAACCAGCAGGAGGAACAGAATTACAACCAGTCGCTTGATGACCAAGATGAAGAAAAACAGTTAACGCTAAGCGAAATTTCGCAGAGGCTTGAAACGATAAAAATTTTCAGAGGGAGTTGGATTTATGCGGAGATGATGCGAATGCTAAACGACCAGTATCAAGACCTTTTCAATAAGGCGATACAGGATTCAAACAGGGATGCACGGTCTGATCGAATTGAGCAAATGAAAGGCGTCGCATATGCGACAGGGTTACTAGACATAATTGAACAAAACTTAAAACACCAAATAGGAGATGATGATGAATGAATTTAACGCCCCGATGACACCAGAAATGCAACAAGCGATGATGGTTCAACAACAAATGCCACAGCCGCAGATGCAACAACAAGCTCCCGTACCTGCGCCACAAGAACTAGCCCCAAGTTCGGACGACATCGCGCAAGCCAAAAAAATGCTCGGTCTCGACGTTTTAGAAGAGAATATGAAATACGACAAAAGCGTCGCTTCTACCCTCCAAGATTTTCCTGAATTGACAAAGGGAGTGATTGAGCAGGAGCTGGCAAAGGTTGCCGAAAAAGACCCAGACTTTGCGAAGCAAATTAGAACGAGCGAAGAGGGTATGAAAATGTTTGCCAAGGGGTTAATGCCCTCCATTAAACCAAATGCGAAACCCGACAACGTAACCGATGATACCGCCTCATCAGCGCAGGGTGGAGAGGACGATGACTTGGAAGCAAGGGTCAAAAAAGGAACCGCAACACAGATGGATGTTGGCAAATACATTGGTCAATTCAAGAAGTCCGCAGTCAAGAAATAGCCCTCTATTTCTCAGCACCCTCCCTTGTAAACTTTGATCGAAAGTAAAACAAGGGAGAAAAATATGATTACCTCGTACAATAACGGCATTAGTCATAAGCCCTCGATCATAGATAGCATTGTAAAGCTTGGTGTCAAATCGGCACCGCTTGTAGAAACTCTTGGCTCTAAGCCAATTTCTAGCTATCTTCACTCTTGGCTAAGTGACCGATACCGTGACCCGAAAGACAATGCTAAATTAGAAGTTTCTGATTTCACGGGAGGCTTGGCTCCAACAAAATCAAAAACGTCTAACCAGTGCCAAATTTTGACCAACGATGTCGATGTGTCAAAGCGTCAGCAAGACATTAGTCAATACGGAGAAGATGAGTTGCCTTACCAAAGAGCTAAGGTTGGAATCGAACATGTAAAAGATTTGGAGTATGCAATTCTTGGTCTTGGAAATAGCGATGTTTTTGCCTCTCCAACGGCGATGACCGAAACGGTTGCCGGTCGTATGGCAGGATTCTTCTACTTCGTCCCAGAGGCACACCGCAAAGATTACGACACCGACGGCGGAGATAACGCAAGTGGTTTGGTAGACTTTACGTTTACGCACCTACAAGAAATCATTCAGCCGGTATGGGAAAAAGGCGGCGTTGATGACGGATCTTTCAGGGTTTATATGGGAAGTGCCTTGAAGAACAAAGTAAACGGTTGGCTCGATACTATCCCCCACTTGCGAACGATCGTCAAAGACGGAACCGTAAGCCCTCTCATTACAAAAATTGAGACAGATTTTGGAACGGTTGATATTTATTTGCACCGTTTGTTTGCAGGCGATAAGCTTAAAGACAAAGTCTTGCTTGGAAAGTTCGATGAGGCTAAGATAGGTTATTTGACGGAGACGTATCTTGAAGACGTTGCTACGTCAAAGACTGCTACGTTGGAGCGTTACTACACCGATGCAACGCTTGAAATCACAAACGCAGATTATTTTGCGTGCGCTAAAGGGCTTAAATAAATGACGCATAAAGAGGTCAGGGAACATCTATCTTTAAAGCTCAAAGGGGATAACGGCAGTTTCGCCCTTACCCCACTGCTTTTAAAGGAAGCCATTTTTGATGTGCTAAGAAATACCAGACCTCTTGAATATGTTGTCGATTCGAGTGAGCCTCTTACGTCTTTTCGTAAGCTATCAAAGTCTCAACATCTTCGTCTACCAGTCATTGACGAAACATTGGCGGATAATACGAGCATTGACATGGAAGAAGAACTCTGTATGGCTGTGGTTTTCTTCCTGTGCTCTTACGGGTCTTTTAAGAAGAAAGATGATTTTGAGTTAAAAGCGATCAATGTCATATCTATTTATGATGTCAATGTGACCGATGGTTCTGATGGCAGAGAATGTGGATACGATGATGACGACGATGATGACACCAAAACCCTTAGCTTATCAAGCACAAGTGGTAGCGTCAATGTAGGTAGCGCAATCTCAGTTTCATTTAGCAATGCCCAAGGAAGTGTGACCGCTGTTTCTAGCAATAGTGCCGTGGCAACTGTTACAGTTGGCACAAACAGTGTTTCTATAAGCGGAGTTGTTGCAGGAAATGCAACCATTACGATCAGCGATGAAGCGACAACGTTGACTTATGCAATTACCGTTACCGTCATACATTCTGGCACGTCTATGACCGTGGACAAATCGGTTCTTAGCATTGATGTTGGGGGAAGTGAAACCATCACTCTATCCAACGTAACTGGCACGGTAACGGCTGTTTCTGGGAATGCTTCTTTGGTTACGGTAAGCGTCGTTGGAAATGTTGTGACAGTTAACGCTATTGGCGCAACAGACCCAAATACTGTAATGGTATCTATCAGCGATTCTGCTGGAACTATAACCGTATCTGTATACTCTGCCGTATCGGGCGGAGGAGTTCTCTAGAACTACATCAAAAAGGATTTATTGTGGCTCTCAAAAAGTTAGAATATTTTATCAAACCAACATCAACAATACTCATAGCAGATGCAATTACGACTGTTGTCACTGCGCTAAATTCGGCACAAGAAGCTACGACTAATAAGCCAACATCTACAACGTATAAAGACGATTATTTCGCTGGGTTGTTTGATACCAGAACTAAAATTAGCTATTTGGTTTTTAGCGACATCGCTAAAACAAAAAATGGGATGAGTGCTTCCTATGTTGATGTTACACCGTCTGGCGGAAGTGTTGATCTAAGCGGATATGCAACAAAAGAGTATGTTGATAGTGAAATTGACGGTATCAGCACTGGCGTTTCTACGTACGTTATCGAATAACAAAAGGATAAGATATGGCTTCTTCGGGCGGAACAATAGTTATTACAGAACCAGCATTGGCTCCATATATACCTTACACACTCAGATCGGTAAAGGGAGAACCTTTAACGCACGATGAAATGGACGCCAACTTCAAGGAAATTGTTTTTTTATTACTGGTGTCGCAACTGCTTGATTTGGACGACATAATGTCGTTTATGAGCAAAGTCAATACTCCAATTCTATTGACGGAAGCAATGACTGACACGTATACTGGAATATTGGAAAAACAACTTGTTTTTAAAGTTCCAAGCGGTTATTCAAATGTGCAATTTACGCAAAGCAGTAGTTGGGCAGGATGGTACCGTGCCGATTTTTATACGCTAGATCGGGAAAACGTAAAGTGTTCTACTTTGAGTAGCTCTAGGCATACCGAAGAAGATGATATATTTTATATAAATGAAGAAGATAGTTATTTTATTGTACTTACATTATCTTTGCAGTCTGTTGCTTCATCACTAACTGTCAACATATCTCCTACTCAATATACTCCTCCATCATAGGCTTAAAGATGGGCGCATACGTTGAATCAGGCTATACGGTATCTGGATACTCTGTTGGCGATAATGCCACTATTCAAATAGATGGAAGCACGGCTGTCAGATTCTTTATCAAAGCTTCATCATCGCTTTCCAAAACAGAAATTACAACAGCCGCTATTTCAAAGCTTGACGAAACAGGCAAAGCCATCGGCATCGTAACCGACTTGCGAGATGGTTCACAGTACACGGTTTTCTCAACTGCTAAACAAGCTGAGCTTTCAAATGGTAACTCCTACGTTGACGTTTCTGGCGGAGGAGTAAGCGTTGAAGTTATAAATGCATCATAAGGCTACGATATGATTTACCGAAAAGACTTAATTAGACCTCTCACAAAAGAAGAGATAGACGCAAATTTTAAAGAATTGAGCGATGGAATTGCTTCTATGCAATCAGTTATTTCTTCGCTTTCTGGGCTTAGTGTTGCACAGATCGATCAGATGTATCTTGATTTTAATTCAATGAAAGACGCCTACGAGGTTCTTGTTGATAGCTCGGATTATAGTGACAATATTGAAGCCCTTGAAGCCTCCGTCGCATCTATTCAGCAATCCATTTCTGCCTTGGAAACGGCTCTTTCTGAGGTAACAAATGGAACCAATGGCATCGACGGAAAGTCTGCTTATGAGATAGCCGTTAGTAATGGTTTCGTTGGAACAGAAGCGCAATGGCTTTTAAGCTTAAAAGGAGAAAAGGGAGAAGCTGGAGCGCAAGGTATCCAAGGAGAAAAAGGGGATACGGGTAGCGTTGGGGCAACGGGAGCAAATGGAACCGATGGAGAAGATGGCAGGGGAATATCTAGTATAATTAAGACTTCTACAGATGGACTTGTCGATACCTATACCATAACTTTTACGGATAACACTACGACTACGTTTACGGTTACCAATTCTTCTATCTCAGGTACTAAACCGATAGCAAAACAGTCTACCGCGGTTGCTATTTCCTTGGCAGCGGCTACGTGGACAAAAATAAATTTTGAAATATCTAATTTCGATTTAACATCTAGCTTCTCAAATTCTCGTTTTGTAGCCCCGTTAGCAGGATATTATAGTGTCTCTTCTGCGATTCGAGTTCAAAGCTCAACAGGGTTTAGCGTAGCAATTTATAAAAATGGGTCCATATTCTCTTTTATTCCAGCATATTATCCCGAGCTAAAAAGCTTTTGCGCTTTCGTTTCCGATGCGCTTTATTTAAATGCCGGAGATTATGTTGAAATTTACGTTAGCTCGGTAGTTTCGACAACGCTAAATGGGAATAGTTCGAACAATTTTATAACAATCTTTTTAATTCAGGAGTCCTAAAATGTGCCTTTTTGACTTAATTGTAAAACACTATCCGTCTTTAAATGTCGATGTATTTTTAGACGGCGGTATCGTATTGCGAGATGATAGCGACGGTGGCGGAGCATACATCGAATCGTGGAATCTAGACCCTAATATATACCCTATTCCGGAAGGTTTACATATAGGAAAACCACAAGAGCAACAGGAATAAATTATGAAACTCAAGCAAATTGTTGTATCAGGCGCGGTAGTCAATGAGGAAGCGTTTATACAAAATTCAATTCTCGCAACGATAGGTTCAGACGAAATAGCCAATATCATTTTTGAAGCAAGCGGTTCTGAATTTATCGTGAGAAGCGGGAATATTTTTAGCATTGGTTCATCGGTTGACGAGTCTCAGATAACCGAGATAGCAACAACGGTAGTTACGGAAGCCACAAAAGATTTCATCACGGCAGAAGACTTGCCAGAGCCAGTGACCATCTCTGATGCACTTAAGGCGTACATCGATACAAAGATCGGCGTGGCAGTGGAAAACCTTGCCACAAAAGATGAAGTTACTCCATTGAGCGAAACTCAAATCCAATCTATTTTTGATGCGGTGTTACTCAAAATCCAAACAGACGGCAGTGGAAATTTAACGATCAATTACAACTACACGATGCCAACACCTACGGCAAAAATTATCACGCCCGTTGGTACTATCATCGAACAAGATAGTTTTACAGACCAAGGGGGAGGTACATACCGATTCACGTTTGACCCTACCACCTACGGCACTGGAAACTACGCTATTGAAATTCAGATGAGCTAGGGACATTTATGTTTATTGAAAAAAGCAAGCAAGCTCTTAGCACGATAGACGCTCACACTGGGGAGAGAGACTATTTAAAGGTCGATAAAGACTCCACAGGATTTACGATCAAAGTTCCAAATGGTAAAACTAAGCTTAAAATCACAAAGTGGTATGGCGTTGGTCAAGAGCTTACACGAGAGTTTAACGTGATCGGTAGCGGCAGTGAAAAGGGTGTATCTGGCATGGCACAGATCAACACCAGTAATGCGTTTGCCGAAGACTACTGTGAGGCTTACAGCGGGTATGGGATATATTCTTTTGACAAGGATGAATGTACGACAACTTTTTCTGGCTACAAGAATGGAGAAAAAGTGTATGATACAAAATGCTACGAAGTATTTTTTAATTATACAGACAATAACGTGCAAATGCGTTTGGTAAAAGATGGTGCCGTTCATGCAGAAAGATTCTACAAAGAAATTGAACACCCATTTAAAAATGAAAGTGGCTATGCTATTGCAAATATGCTACCCATTGAAAATTTAAGAGTAAGATGTTTTAGAATTTTTACCACAGAAGCATTGATGTTTTTTATGTCTTTTTTTGAAACACCTTTTTTTATGGGCGAGCTGAATGAGAGCGATAACCTTTTTTTTAAAGATGGATTGGATGTTTGCATTGGGAAAAATGATAGCGGATTTTTGTATAAAGATTGGAACTCTTATTTTGAAGAAGAGCCAACTGCTAAAAAATATGAAAATGCTTTTTTCATAAACCAAAGTATTAGTGTTGACGGGTATGGTGAGTATAGCCTTTTCCTTTATTATTGTACAGATAGCATTCCCGAAAATGGAATTGCTAAAGGGAATTATTTATCGGCTTTCCATAGGGTATCAATGGTTTTTGAAAGTGACGATGTTGCTTTAAAAAACAAAGAATACCTTTTGGCAAACTTTCTTCCTGATGTGATAACAGAAGAGGTAACTAGGTTCCACCCAAAAGCGTATCCAGCATATCCCCAGAGTATACAAAGATATGATTTTAATTTTGGCATTTTTACTATTTCTTGTAAAAACTACATGTTTACCGTGCAACATCCAACAGATGCTAACTATAATTCCATTTCAAATGCAACATCTATAGATGATTTTGATACTAGGATAATTGGTGTTTTTGATTTATACAAAGAGCCAACATCTTATTGGAGTAATAAAGAATCAGCTGTTTTATCTTTTTTAAACAAGCTTATGCTTACACCGCTTAAATTTAGATTTCAGTATTATACAAATCCTTCAAATGCTTATCACTTAGGTTTAGACTCTAGTGCAAAAATAACTGTTGGGCATTTTAAGTATTTAAAAGAGCTTTCAGTTGCGTGGGGTGCTCGTTTTGATATTGTAACTTTAGATGGATACACTACAAAAAATAATGAGTGTTTTTTCTTTGATTATAGAGATATGAAATTGTTGAAGTTTTTTACAAGTATTGGGTATAGATTTACCTCTTTTTATTATAGCGGAAATGAATTGAATTATGATAAAAAATATTTAACAATAGCTGAACCAATTTCTGAATATACTCCTCCTCTTGGATACTGGGGGAGTAATATCGATGGGTTTGTTGAAAATATCAGAACTAAGGGTGGAACAGCGTATTTCAATATAGAAGAAAAAGAATTTACAAGTTTTTATGGAGGAACATCCGCAATATCATTTTTTGAGTATTCTCTAAGGTTTGGAGACGCAGAAAAAATTTGCCTTTCAAATTCTTTTTGTTTTTATAAAAATGACAATAAGCTTTTAATTCAAGGAGAAACTGATGATATTTTTCTTGATTACGTTATCAATAAAATTGGAGCATCAAATATTCATGTATATACGGACAATAATCATAGCTATCCATTTGAAAACATAATTGTTAACAATAATATATCTCAAAATGTTTTTGATGGAGGAATGCCTATAGTTACATCATTGGCATGTAAAAAAAATAATGTAAAATTTTCATTTCAGGATAACCATATTCACTTCGGATTTGCAGGCAACGAGTCTTTCCCATCTCGCGTTACTAATCCTATACTTTCTGTTGTGTCAACATCATTGTCCCTTGTTACTGGAATGTATAATGGGTTTAGCTGGTGGCTTAAGTGGAAAGATTCTCTGTCTGTTTTAGTTAAAGAATACGCAGGAGATGGCGAGCCTATTGCTAAGCTGATAATTGAATATTTGCAGAATTTATGTTTACCTAAAATTAATCATATTATTGTAAAGTTAAAAAGTGTTTTTACTGTTTTTAATGGGCTTGGTACGTCAGAATTTTATCTTACTGATGGGCAAATCAGAACGGTGATGGAGCGTGCGATCAATGAATTCTTTATTACTGGGAACATGGAAACATCATTTTATATAAACTATTCATATAGTTTTTATGATCAAGCTGATAATGGATATGAAATTAGATTTGGTAATGCCGACTTGCTGGTGCATGTTATATCTAGTATGCACACTTCTTTTGAAGTGTCGCCAGCTGGACTATATGCAACAGTTCTTAGTAGCTATCCTAAGAATTTAGCGGAATCTGTTCCCTCTGTTGAGGAAGAGTTTGGGAGGGTTGTTATATCTGTTGCTGATGCAAGCAAGGTACGTACTATCGCCTATACGTCCCCTATCGAAATTGCGAGTATATCCATAAACGGAGAACGCATTGATGTAGCTAATAGAATGATCGATGCGGACATGCCGCGTAAATTTAGTATAGGAAATTCAACCGTGACGTGGAAAGACTCCATCATAACCATTTACAATTTTAGTGCCGTCACATCGCTTAAAATAGGCGATGCAAGTTTTATTATTTAGGGGGGGCTACGTGGCTGAATATAAGGCAGTGATAACCTCTGGGGTAGCAACGGAAACTACTGTAGCAAAAACAGCTTTGTGGCAGTATGGAAAGAAATATTTTTTTAGCAATGTTGACGGGGCTATGAGACACGTTGGTTGTGATGCCGAGCACCCATTAAAATTCAGAATGGCGAGAAGCTTTATTTTTACAAAAGATTACGACGACGTAAGCTATAAAAGAATGAACTGGTAAAGGAACCTCATGAGCGAAGAACTTGTCCTAAACTCCCGTAAAGGCGATTTATTAAACCCACAGCATATTCTTGTGGATTCTGCTATTAGCAACGATGTTCTGCTTGGTTTTTCTCTTATTGAATTAGAGCCTATTGAAGCCATTGTGTCTTTAGGCACGGGTATTTATCGTAGGTATCTTTTCTTGGGAGCTGGAGAAAATGCCAATAAAATTTTTATGCTTGATGGCGGTATGAAAAATGTTGCGGAAGTTGCATTGGCATACACGCGCTTTTATGACGAGGTTGCGGTTGAGATTAAGGTTGATAACAAGACCCTATATTTTAGAACAAATTATGGCTCTCAATATTCAAAAACGATAACCTATACGAAAGACACGTTTATTTTATCTTCAAAAACAACAACGATCGGAAATGGGTATGCAAGCCTAAGCGGCTCTATATCTTCTGCGCAAATAGTAGTCAATGGCATAACGCGAACCGTTAGAAGCATCTCGTCTGAAGCTTGCGGGGTATCGAATGCTATATCGCCTAATGTGCCAAGTGAAAGCCATATCCAGATCGGTGTCTATAAGCTTGGGAGCACAACGGCACCAAGGGTGTTAAATACGGAAACTGGCTCAAATGTGACAAATGCTTATTTTAAAATGCCAAGCGTGTATAAAAAAGCGTGGGGCGAATGGGCTGGCGTTGGAGAAGATACAATGGGTGGATACTGGAAAGTACTTCGAGAGTTGAATGAAAAAACATGGCTAGAAACGGCGAAGCATCCTTGGAGAGCAACCCTGCCGCTGAACAGATCAACTCAACGAAAAAGTTTAGTCTATACGGTAAAAGCCGATGCAGGAAATTTGACCAAAGTTGAATTTGATAATGCGGACAAGGTTATCAATGTGTTTGAGACAGATGGGGAGACCGAAGAAGATAGCCCTAAAAAAGATGAGATAAAACGAAAATTATTATGGGGTGGAGTAAAAGGTGCTCTTGTCGTCAATACCCAAACAGATGGGACGTATACTGGCGTAGCAGAGATCAAGCCTTTACAAGACCTTGGCAATGTTTTTATTGAAGCCACTTTGCCCATTGAGCCAGAGCCAATCCCAGCATCTTAAAAATAGCCCTCTATTTCAAGCCTCCATTCTTGTATCATTTTTAAAAATGGAGGTAAGCTATGGCATTTGACGAAGACCTTTATGAAAAAGTATTAAGCACCACAAACGCACATATCGCCACCAATGATGATGGTATTTTTACTGTTTCTGAAACAAAAATGAAAACGTTCCTTGAGGAAAATACCAGTATCTCCGATACCGAGAAAGCTCAAATTTACTCCAATTTTTTGACCAATATCGCAACAGCTTCTTTGCAACAAACCCTGAGTAATGCCAAAGAGATAGCATTAGAGCAAGCTTTTAAAGACGCACAGATCGCTTCGATGGAAGCGGAAACTGCAAGGGAGGGTTCTCTTGCTACCGCAAACATCGCCAATATGGCAGGGGAGCTTGCGATAAAACGTGTTCAAAGCGATAAAGACTTACTCGTTAAAGACGCACAGATCGCTTCATCGAATGCGGAAGCAGGATTGAGACAAGCAGAAATAACACTCAGGGGAGCCGAGGTTCAACTTGAAAAAGCTAAAACTAGACTCACTGAAAAGCAGATCGATTTAGAATCCGAGAAAGTTGATCTGATGAGAGAAGAGCTTGAACTTAAAAAAGCGATGAGTGAAATGGAAAAAGAAAAACTTGAACTAACTAAAAATGAGTCTAGCGTAAGGATAGATGCCTTAAATGCGGAAACAAGACTCAAAGATCAACAAGCAGGAGCGGTCAGTGTTTCTCTAAGCACCAACCTTGATATTGAAAAAGAGAAAAGACAGACTGAAAAAGAGGTAGCAACAATTTACGCAACAGGGAAAGGAATAAAATGACGGTCAATTACGCAGTAGAGATGATAACCAATGAGTTGCAGTTCCAATCACGAACGGCTATCGTAACAAAATACAACGCTGAAGATAGCGACATAAGCGATGATGGGTTTGTGTACACTCTCGATGGAGAGGTTCAGTACAAGCACCCTTACAGCGCAATTACGCCCGACATTATCTTTTCAAGTCTTTACAAAGAGATGCTTTACCTTTGCGTCCAGACGGTGCCGCTATCTTTGCTTGAAACCAAGGGCGGAGTGGCTAACATCATTAGAAATGTAAACTCAGACTGGGATATTCGCACCCCAAATACGCCAGTAGCTGGCGATGATCTTGATATTGATGAGATACTAGCTCAAATTGCCGTATACAGAGCACTTTCTTATTTTGGGGTTTCATCTTATTCCCAAAATGCAAAAGAGCTTTTGAACTCGTACAAAGAAAATCTTGTGATTCCCTCTGCCGAAGATGTTGCCGTATCGCTTGCTTTTCGCTTTAGTAGCGATGGTACGGTATGGCACGATACTTACCAGACTGGCGATATTTATTTTTCAATCGGCAAAGAGGGCGTATGGGGAAACAACATTCCTCTGGCTGGCACGGGTGGAGTTACAAAATTTCTACAGCTTAGTGATGTACCAACTGCCTATACGGCTGGCAAGATCGTAAAAGTAAATGCCTCAGGTACAGGGCTTATTTTTGCGGATGCTACAAGTGAGGGAGCTACCACGTTTTTAGCACTTACGGATACGCCTAATACTTACACGGCAGGGAAGTATCTTGCGATAAATAGTGCTGGCACGGCGATTGAATTTAAGGACGCGCCAAGCGGCTCTAATGACGAGCTTGTTGGGTACACGCCAACAATGCCGTATGATTTTGGGTCTGATACGACCAAGCAGTTTTTAGAGTTGACCGCCAACACCACGTTTTCAGTCGCTCTTGATGGCACAACGCCAAAGATGACGCAATATGCCGTCTATCACATGCAAGTCTATCTTAACGGATTTACGTTTGGGTTCGGGGCTTCACAGATCAAAACGCCTTCCGATATGCCTACGATTACGGGGTTGGAGTATGCTATAATTTTTAACATCATGTGGGACGGAGATGATATTTTTGTCTTCAACGTGAACAGCTATGTTTAGGAGAAAAAATGAAAGTAATCGCTCTGCTTTTTGTAACGATCTTGCTTGGGGTACTAGGTATGAATGAGGTCAAAGTAACATACTCTCAACCTGACAGGGACGATAATCTCTTAACAAAAGATATTATCACAGGGACACTATTTTACAATGTTGTTGCAGACTCTGCTTCTGGGATTTTGCCTTTTCAAAAGTATGATTATCCTCTTGATCTAAGAAAAGCTGGGGATATTGCTAAGTATGATAAAGCAGTGTACGAGACAAGCGATGGCAATGCCTATTTTGAGACGTTTGAAAAGATCAAAGAGCGAATCTACCAGCCAGTGTTTGCTAAGGCAGGGAGCGAAAATCTTATAAGGCTCACATACAAACCGAATATTCACAACTTAAGACCAGCGTCGAAGCACCACATTTCGTTTATTCCTAGTGCAGACGGCTCTTCATATCATATTGACGGTATACCAATGCTTGGCATATATCGCCCAGACAATTTAAAGTCTAGGGCTTATTCTTATTACTGGGATGGGAAAGTAGAGGGGTTTGCTGTAGTTGATTTTGAAGAGGTTGATAGTGTTGATAGATTCCATATTTATGTCGTAGATAAGAACGCAAATATTGTGAAGACGCAATTTGTATCAAAACCTAATTATGCTTGCAAGTCATTACATTTTACTCAAACTCCATCGGAGTACGAATCAAATATCTATTTGGTCGGAAGTGCAAGCGACGGAAATGTTGACATCATTATTAATCCCGATGGCACAATTACCATACCGCCTAATGTCGGGGATATTATAAACCAAAGAGGGGTTATCATCAAGCTTGATGTTGCGTCTGGCACGGCGAAAGTCATACATGAAGTTCCTATGACCAAAAATCAACGGCTGGATTACTTCCTCACAGAGCGTTACATGGTCTTTCTTTATGAGGATAGACTTGTTGTTTTTGACAAGAAAAATGAGAAAGCGCATAGTATAGCAAGAGGGTATGATGGGTTAGACGTGAACGTGAACCCTGTTCTAAAAAGCATTTCCATCAGAGCTAGGGACGCCGACAAGTGGGATATTTATAAATTCAATGACGATGGCATTACTCAGATCGCCAATAAGACAACAGACTGGGAGGGGAATTTTAAGTACCTTTTGCAGTGGCATGGCAATTTAGATTATGACTACTTTACGTCGTACGAAAATAGTGGAATCAATGGGGCTAGAGAGCTTGCCAGCACACGGTTTAAGGGGCGAGGTCGTTACCAGCTTGGATTTGGAAATGTTGACTATGATTCAAAGTTCTTTTACACAAAGAATTATACACGAAGCGAGTATCGAAACTATCGCTCTCCATCGATCAGACGCATAGGAAATTTGGACGACGGGGACTTGCAAAGTTCTTTTGGCGTCGGGGATTCGAGCGATTATTATTCCCCCGATAGAGTGAACTTTTTGCCGTTCTCTTCAATTTCTCAGTATGTAAGGCTTTGGAGACAAGAGAAAGCCGTGTTTAGCGTTAGCATGGAAGAGGCTTCCTTGGCGACCGCATTCAATATTTTTATCTACGACTAAAGGATAAACGATGGATGATGTTATTTCAATCGGAAACAACTACAATAACCGTAAAAAAACAGATCAATTAAACGAGCTTGACCAAAATACCAGTATGGCACAACAGCAAGCCAACACCCCAGCCGTGCAGAGCTTGTCCCAAAAAGAAAACTTTGGAAACTATGGCGATAGCTTTGCGAATGGGTTTATAAAAAGAGTTGCGAGTATGAACCAAAACGTTCCACAACCGATCACGGAAGCTCAAAGTAACGATCAAAACACTTATTTTGGCGCACCAAATGTTGCAAATAAGCCAACGCCGCAAGAACAAAATTGGAATGCGCGTCAAGACAGGATGCTCAATAACCCAATCCTTAACTCGATCTTGGCTACAAAAGCACAGCCCATTGAGTTTAAGCCGATACAAGGGTTCAGTGATTCTACAAACAACGCGTTGGCTCATATCGTCAATATGACCAATGCTTCTCGCCAAGATGCTTACAACATGGCTCAGCTTAACGCCATGTCTGGGCTTTATAGGGATAATGCAGGGGTATACAGCACCGAGATGGGACTAGATGCCAGAAATGCCCAAAATGCACATACTCTTTTTAAAGAGAACCAAGATCAGTTAAAACTTAGGAATTCTCTTGCTGATAATATCCTTGCAGGAATTAACGGTTATCAAGACCTAGAGCCAAAAGATCAGGCGCAGATTAAGTCTAAGTATGTCACGGAGGGCGTTGTCCCAACCAGCATCGAAAAAGGTGGATGGTTTAGTTCTCCAAAAATAAATTATTCCGCCAAACAGCAATCTCCACAGCAGTCTGCCAGTGTAGTCCAGCCGACTATCGATAATGCTACCAAATGGGGGGAGCAGTTTGATTCTCTTAGGAAAACTGGGCTGAACCCAAAAGTTAGAAACATTAATGGCAAAGAATATATCGAAATAGATGGGATGTTTTTCGGGCAAGATTAAAAATAGCCCTCTATTTGATTCTTCCACTCCGATAAAATCATAAAAAACGGAGTGGAAAATGCCTACTTCCCCTGAACAAGAAACTGCGTTAAACAGTTTTCTGACTTCCAATAATTTAAAGCCAGCTCAAATATCTCAGCAACCGCAAGAGCCACAGCAACAATCCGTGTACGGAGCTGAAAAAGATGCTCAATATTTGGCAATGGGTAAATTTCTTGCCAACAACAAACTATCCCCCGTACAAGATGAAAAAACACTTGAACTTCTTACTAAAACAGACAGCTCGACATCAGGGCAGATCGGCTCATATTTTGCTGGTGGGGCAAACAATGTAGTAAAGTACCTTGCTTCTGGCGCAAAGTTGATAGGAGCCAATGACACGGCTAATTCTTTAGATCAGACACGAAAAGATATTGAAGACAAATACATTACCAACAAGTATTCTGGTATGGTCGGAGATATGGTTCTTGACCCTATTAATCTTGCTCCTGCTGGCGTATTTACGAAAGGCGCAAAGACTGCCAAGAGTATTGGGGCTGGCATTGGTCTTGGCGCAGGAACATCGATAGCAAAAGACTATGGGAACTCCGACGTTAAAGCAGAAGATATGGCTACCAACGCGGCTATATCTGGCGCGCTGTGGGGTGGAATGAATGGATTTTTTGCCAGTGGGGCATATGATAAACTAGCCGCACCTGTTAAAAAAATGCTATTTGGCGAAAACTATGGAGCATCAGCACATACTGGGGAAGACGTAGCGCGGGTAACGCCAGAGCAACAAAGCGTTCTATCTTCAATAAAATCAAACCCAGAGGCTTTTGGGTTAAGCCCAAATGAGGCAAGCGCAATTCCATCTCCACTTGAAATGAAGCAGGGGGCAGACGGGTCGTACCAGATAGCAGGAGTGGGGGAGCGCACAATCGTAGATGAATCAAAAGGCACGAACTATCAACCTAATTGGTCGTATGGAAGTGCTGAGCATCCTATTGCTCCATATGACACGACTATTAAGCCAACGGTAAACGAACCACAAATTCAACAAGCACTATCATTCGACGGCGAGAGACAAGGGCTACTTCCAAATAATTCCCAAAGCAATACTCTCGGCTACAATGGCGTCATTAACATGCCACCTCCTCAGCCAAGACCACCTCAGACGCCTATGGAAGCTATTGATACAATCGTGCATGGAAAAGTTCACACCGATGCGCCCGTAGCTCCTGAGGCTATGCCAGTGCCTACAAACACTATCGTAAATTCCATGTTACCAAATGAGCCAGCCGTTCCATTAGCCGCCACACCTGAGCCTATAGTTTCAAGCGTAGAGCCTGCTCCTCCTGCCAAGCCAGCCTCAAAGCTAAAAAGAGTGGGCATTGAAGATATTACCGATCAGCATGGGGGCATTAATCTTCAAAAACTAAATGATGGCGAGATGGTCGCCCACGACAATCAAGTATGGTTCAAAAAAGACGGCAAAATTTACAGCTCACTCGACAATAAGCCGCTCAACTACGAAGATTTGCCTGAATATCCTCAGATCGAAGCATACCAAAGACATTTAGACTCTATGCGCGGAGGATTTGCCACGAGCTCTATGCCGCAGAATATCGTCGCTGGTGGCACAGGAGGAGCGATAGGCGCAACGCAGGGCGATACCACAGAAGAGAAGCTTAGAAACGCCCTCATAGGTGCAGTAGTTGGAGCTGGTGGCGTTAACGCGCTCTCAAAGGTTATGCGTTCAAATTCACTCAAACAATCTGAACTAAAACTCTCAAAATATAATGAGCTTAAAAATGCGTTGTCTGAAAAAGAGAGACTGCTACAACTAAAAGCCATAAATGATGCGTCGCCCGTGACATTCTCCCAAAGCAATGATGTTATCGCTAAAGGAATTGATGCTAACGGGGCGCATATTGACAGACCAAACACGCTCAGAGACAACACTACACCGTTTTACGGGCAGGGCGCAGGGGCAGTTTACGGCATCGAAGAAGATGAAAACGGAGAGTTTAAATTTGACCCACAAAAAGCAATGGTCGGAGCGGTTGGCGGGATGATGGGGGCAAAAATATTCTCCTCCAAAGAAAAGGCGGTTGAGTATGCTCGTAAAATTGTGGGCGAAGAGACGACAAAAAAATGGGGTGACGCGACGAGCGAACTAAAGAGACGCTTTACCAATACCCTTAGCGCAAATTATATGGCAAAAAGGGATGAGGTTGTCGGCACGATAAATGGAATGTCCCATAAGCTTGAAAATTTACACTTCGCGCTCAACAGCCTTGACGAAGAAGCAAGGGTAGGTATCCATAAGGCTTTAGTGGGAGAGGGGGAGGCACCAAAGGGAACGGAAGAGCTTGTAAGTAGTATCCGAAAAGAAGTTGATAGCCTTAGCAAAGAACTTGTGGATAACGGGGTGTTGAGCCAAGAGACGTTTGACGAATGGGAAGGCTTTTATCTACACCGATCATACGAGAAAGATATTAGAAAAAGCATCAATGATTTGTTTAAGGGAAATTTTGAAGTCGGCGCAATTTTAAACCGTGGCAAGACGGAAACTATGACAACTGCTGAGTATGCCCAAAAACTTGCAGATGGAACCATCACGCAAGAAATGCTTGGTAAGCCACTTAGGGATGGTGGTTTGCGTGTTGAGCAAAGAGGAAGTAAGGTTGAAGTCAGAAGAGACTGGACTCCTGAGGAGCGTAGATCGATGGGCGAAGTTGTTGACGCTTCCTACACTGTGCCTGAGACTCTTTTGCGAATGCACCGTATGGTTGAGAACGCGAAGTTTTTGAAGAAAGTGTCGGGGATGGTTGATGATGGCGGCGTGAGAGTAGTTTATACCCCCGAACGTATAGCCGAAGAATTTGTAGGTAAAAGCAAGGAGCAAGTGTCAGATATTTTAGACAAAGAGGGTTTCAGAAAACTTGGAGATAATGCAAGATACGGCGCGCTATCTGGGCAGTGGGTGCGCAAAGACGTAGCCAGTGACATTACTAAAATGAATGATGAAGTCTACGGCACTTTTTATGGGAAAGATAGTCCCATTGCTGACATATGGATGAAGTATATGCGAACATGGAAAACAAGCAAGACCGTATGGAATGCCCCTGCGCATATCAATAACATGGTCTCAAACTTGTTCTTGATGCACCTAAGCGGAATGAGTGCCAAGGACATTGTTGTGGGGTATGCGCAAGTTGGTAAGCTACTAAAAGATGGAAAGGCATATGATGATATTGCGAGGAAAAAGCTGATCGGTACGGCTACCGAAGATGAGCTAAAAAATCTCAGCGGCATTGAACCGACCATCGCGCTCTACAAAGAAGCGCAAGACATGGGCTTATTTGGAAGAAGTCAACTTCAAGACGCGCTTATGGGAGATATGAATATTGCGAGCAAGAGTATCTACGGCAAAGCCACGGACAAAGTTTCTGGGTGGTATCAGATGGAGGATGTCGCCAGTAGGATTACGATGTACAAAGTATTGAGAGAACAGCATGGGTTATCTGCTAGAGATGCAAAAATAGCCGTAACTTCGATCATGCCAGACTATACCAAGCCATTGCCAGAGGGGTGGAGAATGCTTAGAGATAGCGGTATAGCACCATTTATATCATGGTCTTACTACACGTTGCCAGCCATTGTAAAAGCACTAAGCACAAAGGGAGGGGCAACGCAAGCTCTTAAAGTAGTAGCGGCTCTTGGAGCTCTTGAATATGCCACTACTGGGTTGAGTCCACTTGACAATATCCCTTTCTTAGACGGAAAGAAGCCAGAAGAAATGAAAGGTAGGGAAATTGGCATTATCAAAGATGGGGATAAAATAACCACGCTAAAGGTAGACAAGCTTGTGCCGTATCTTGGCTTTCTTGACCCTGCCAATTATGCCAAAGGTCTTTTTAGTGGCGTTACCACTAGCCTCGCACACGACGTTATGACCGCAGGTTCTCCAAATGGTATAACAAGGCTGTATGACAATTACCCAGTAACAAGGAAAGACAAAAGTTTTGGAGACAAACTTCTTGATTACGGGAAGCACTTTGGAGAAGGCTTTGTCCCTGCTCCACAAGAGGCATACAACGTGATCAACTTTGGAGTGTCGATGATGCGCGATGAGAAGAAGCGAAAAAACAGCGCGGTGATGGAGCCAAAGACAAAGGAGCAAGAACTGCTTAAACTTTTGGGCATAAACACGGGTGGATATTCTCGCTCTGGGTTGTACAAAGAGCAGACAAAGAAATAGCCCTCTATTTACAACTCATTTTCCAATAGTATTTCCCTATAAAAATAACGTGTGATAGGGGATGCTATGGATACGGGGGCAATACAAACGGCAGTGCAAGCGGGGTCTGCGTTTGAAAAATTGAGCATCATTGGAGTTTTATTTCTCATCATTTTGGTCTTGACGTTTCTCCTTACCAGTAGAAGAAAACAAGATGACCTCATGAACCAAGATAGACAAAAGCTAAACGATGCACTAGAGAGAATAGCCACATCCTCTGAAAACAACAACGCCCTCACAAGTCAGATGATTCAATTCCACAAAGACATTATCCAGCGCGACCTTGGCGAAATCAAAATAAAGCAAGACCAGTGCTTACAAAATTGTAGGAGGTCGGTGTAATGGTTTTCTTTACAGGGTTTATTGCTGGTGTGGTAGTTTCAGTTATAGTATTTACCCTATGGGTGCTACACGATCTTCATATCCAATAAGGAGTAAAAATGTGGATTAGCCTAGCATTAAAAGCAGTAAAAACATTTCTTGGCGATCAGCTAAATGTGCTTTCATACATTTTGATCGGCTTCCTAGTTATCTGTATTGGATGGGCAGGCTCTCTTAAAATTGAAAGCTACTCTCTTAAATCAACAATTTCTACACAGGGGGAAACTATCTCCAAGAACAACACAGATATAAGAGAGTTGCAGACCTCTGTTGCAAGTAAAAAAAGCGAAATAAATCTACAAAACAAGATAGTTGAGCAAAATGGAATCAACAAAGAGAAAAACGACCAAAAGGCTGAGGTTAAAAAGGCTGAGGCTAAAAAAGAATTCAAAGCAAAGCGCGATGAAGTGGATGCCTTTAAAGGAGAAGCCAATGAGACATCTTGCGATAACGCTCGTATGTTTTTTAATAGCGTTTATTGGTAGCGGTTGCGCTCAAAAAGAGCCATGTATCGACCAGTTTGTAAATATCCCACAAAAATGCGACATCAGCGCAGGAGAAATGCCGACGATTGAGCAAAGAAAATTTGAAAAAGGGCAAGAGTTAGATCAAGCCAAGTGGGCTTATAAAAATTATTTGACAATGAAAGAGTACGCGACAAAGTTGATGATTGAAATTGAAAGGTGCAAGTGATGGCTGATATTAGCAAGGTGTTACCAATTTTGTATAAAGCAGAGTTCAGCAACCCAAATGACGCGCTAGAGTGGAATGCTACGGAAAGCGGTTGGACGTTCATGGGTATTTATCAGTCGGCGCATCCTACGTGGACTGGGTGGAACATTGTAAACGAGAAATTGCGTCAATATGGAGGAGATAGTAAAAAAGTTTCTACATTATTGTATGACAATGAGAGAATGAGAGAATACGTTGAGTGGTTTTACAAAAGAGAGTTTTGGGATAAAGCAAAATTAGATCAAGTAAATTCTCAGCATACGGCAAATGAGATTTTTATTTTTGGAGTAGTCGCCAATATGCCTCCATCGATCAAAAAAGCGCAAGAGATTGTTGGGGTTACGGCAGACGGCGTTATGGGCGCACAAACACTCAAAGCCATTAACGAGTTTGACGAGAATATTTTCGACTATAAGTTTGACGAAGAAGAGATTGAATATTTTAAGGCTGTCGTGGCTAAAAATCCACAAAAAGCTAGATTCTTGAACGGCTGGATAAACAGGGCACACTTGGTTTAG